TAAAAAATTGTCTGGTTCTGGGAGAGTAACTTCCAGCATAGAATCTGGAGTCCAGTCATAGTAAATCATTTCGACAGTCATTATTTTCCACCTTTGTATAATTTTTCTTCTATCATCTTCAGCTGATCAGGACTCAAAATATCCATGATCTCTTGCGCTCGTTTATTAGAGTATTTATAATACTCCATAACCAGCTGAAGCGATTGACTGTCGGTTTCTTTCTTATGCCATTTGGAAAACCGCTTCTTCTTAGAAATACTATTTAGGAAAAAGTCGTTTTGCCAAACTTTGGGTACTCCAGAAACTCGGTTCATTTCGTTTGCATACATTACTGTATCAGCAAAATAACTGAGTCCTCTATTTACCATGAACGGAACATAATCCTTCTCGTTCTGCGGATCCTCTCTAATTAAATCTTTCTTGCCATAGTTTATTTCATTTAAAAAATCAAATGGATTCATCTTTGAACCCACATTCTTTTAGATCTACAGTAGATGCTGCAAATACTTTTTCGGGAAATTTCTTCTTCAAGACTTGGGTTATCTCTTCTTCATTTCTTCCTTGAGCCATAAACAAGTTATCAGATAAACGATACATGTAAATCATATCTTTATGTTTTTCCATCCTAACTTTGATTACAGTTTCATCTACCTTCTCTTCAAACTTCTCTATGAATTTATTCATCTGCCTTTCAGCAAACTTTTCACGAGTATTCCAACCCCATAATGCACCAAGAAGAAAGATAACCATCATTGCAAAAATTACAATTAAGAATTCCATGATGTCTCCTTACTTGAATTGGCATTGAATCATAATCTCAGTCATCGCAGCAACAGTATTTAGTTCATGGTCTGCTACGAAAGCAGCTTTGTACTGATAGTCTGCAAGAATTAAAACTAACTGTGGAATACTTTTCGGTTCAAGAAACTCAACTGCTTTATCGTAAAGATCTCGGAACAATTGTGTTGTTTCGATGTCGCTATTTTTAGCAACCCATTTACGAACAGAAGTGAAATCTTTTTCTTTAAGATTCTTAACTAGTTCACGATATGATTCATCAGAAAGATTAACAAGAATTCCACTGTCGATTTTACCAGTAACAGAGTATCGTTGCAATTCATTTAAGATTCTACGATAGTCTGGGAAGTGTCTTGTTACTACTTCTGCTACAACTTTAGGATCGAACTCGATGTTCTCATCTTTAAGAATGTTTGTGGCTCGTTTGAAGAACCCTGCTGCAATTGTTTGCTTATCTTTGTTATCAATCTTAAACTCAACAACTGAACAACGACTATGTAGTGGTTCAATGATTCGGTTTTTAAAGTTACATGTAAAGATAAAGCGACAATTAGCAGAGAACTCCTCAATGAAGCCACGCAATGCTGGTTGTGTTGAATTAGCGTTTAGATAATCCGCTTCATCAAGGATAACTACTTTCTTAGAATCTGTTAGGGAAACAGATGAAGCAAAAGATTTGATCTTTGTTCGAAGGATATCGATGCCAGATTCTTCTGATCCGTTAATCAAAAGATACTCAGCACCAACTTCATTACAAAGTGCTTTTGCTACAGTAGTTTTACCTACACCTGCTGTTCCAGAGAACAGAAAGTTAGGTAGCTGTCCACTAGCGATGAACTCTTTGAATGTTTGTTTAAGACTTTCAGGGAGAATACATTCATCAATAGTTTTTGGTCGGTACTTCTCAACCCAAAGAAACTGGTCACTCATAATATAAAATACCTCAATGGTTACTAAAAGGATTTAGAGGACGATCTGTTCCATCGTCCTCTGGTAACACTACATAATTAGAAGTCGAAACTGGAATCTGATTCAACAGCAACGAAGTAGACAAGATCTCCTGTTCCTTGGAATCGGCTGATTCGTTTGCTTGAGATTGACACATTGTATTCTCCAGGAAGCATCTTTAAGTTTTCAACTTTAAGATTTACCTTAAATGATTTGTCTGAAGTACCCAAGTCAACTTCATAAGAGTTGGCTGTGGCATTTTTCTTGTCGCCTACTACAGCGATAATCTTACCACCATCACCTACGATAGACAAATCTGGAGCACGAAGAACTGAAGCAGTCTTCTGGATCAATGCTAGTGTGCTAGCAGTTAATGTAAATGTAATCTCTGGATCAGGGAATGTAATTTCTTTCTGAGGAACAGTAAGCACGGATGCTTCAGCAGCAAAATACTTGATGCTGTTACCTGCTTCTTTGATAGTGACAAACTTATCTTTAAAATCCAATTCAGGATCTTCAAACAAAGATAGTGCACCCAAGAATTCATTCAGATCATAGATGCCGAATTCGCTAGGGATTGCTTCTGTGATTGAACCAGAAGCCATTACATTTTTCTGCGAAGAGATTGTGGAGATTTTAGAACCAGACTTCAGAAGAAGGTTGCTGTTAATACCAGCAAAATTCTTTAAGAGGTTATGGGTTTCTTTACTTAGTTTCATTTATTTTCCTTCATTAGTGTTCATAGTAATATGTATAACGATTATACCGTAATGTGTGTGTTTTGACAAATTATTTTTCAACTGAATACTTTATATCATGCTCGTACAAGAACATTAGGCAGCACATTGCGTGTGCCAGATGATTCTTACTAGTCTCGGGATCATTTTGCTCTCCCTCTTTCCATGCCCAAAGATGTCTTTGCATTGCGTCAAAGTATCTTCGTTTTGAGTCAGGAACATTCTTCCAATTATCTGGTTCGTATTTCTCCGCACCAAATGTTAGAATTTCTACAGTCGCTTTTAATGCGAGTGGTGGAAGCAAACCATATTGTAGTTTACCTCCATCGAATTTACGACCACCTGTGGTGGCATTTTGTGACTTTTTAATATCTTCTTTGGTCGCCATATTCTCTCCAAATGAAATGACAAATGGACACTCCGAAGAATGCCCATTTATAACTCACTTATTAAGCACGAGTAAATACAGTAGAACCAGCAACACGATTAGCCAAAGCGACCATCGCACGAGTTGGTTTACCAATACGGTATTTAACAACTTCAGTACCATTCACAACTGCTGGGTTTGAGTAAACGCAGTAGCCTTGCTCACGCAAGTTACGGATTGTGGATGCTGGATGAGCAAGACCAAAGGAAGCAGAGATCTGCTTTGCGGTGAATGCTTTACCAGCGTTCAAGTGTTTCAACAACAAGTCTTGTTTAGACATATAATATAACTCCATTAACCATCAAATAAAAAAGAGGGAATGGCGATGGCATTAGAACCATTCCCTCACAAGATCGCTGTTAAACAGCGATTCCATTAGCACGAAGTTCATTTAAGAACTCTGCGTCAGACTGTAATTCTACCTCAACTGGATCACTCTCGGCAATTATTTTTTCCAACTTTGTTACATCATCTGCAACTTTAGTTTTCTTAGACTTTGCATTGGGTGCAGGGAAGTCATAAACACCACGAGAGATTTTGTTTGCAGCATAGAGCCAGTTAGGGTAACCAATTTTCTCACCTTTGGCACCAGTGCGAGTTTCACGCAGTTCGTAATAAACTGCAGCACACTCTTTAAGAGTAATTGTCCCACCAGTGGCAAGATTAGGGCGAACCTCAATTACTGCATCTACGAAACGCTTTTGCGATTTAGACAGATCAGAATACTTCAACATAATATATTTCCTTCAATTAAAATTAAACAGTTTGTGCTTCGACAGGGGTTGCTTCAGTAGGTTGTTCTTGCTCAACAAGAACATCTCCACTAGACACTTTGTCAAACAAGTCAACAAAGGCGAGTCGGGTTGCGTCGTCAAAGCGATTAGTACACAACTCAACTGCTTTCTTCTGATTCTTAAAGATCGAGAATGCTCGAACAATATGGATCAGACGACGAGTAGTGATAGTTTCATCAACACCACCAGCGTCAAAGGTTCGACGGATCGCTTCAGCCCACTTTACAAGAGTGGTTGCAAATTCGTCATCTAAACAATTATACGACTTCATAAGATTGCAGACAATCTTTTTCTCAACTTTCTGGTCAGGGTATTCCTGATTGAAAGTTACTGCAAATCGTTCCAAGAATGCTTCGTTCAGTACATTGGTACCAATATAGCGACCATCGTCTGAACCCTTACCCTTAGTATTTGCAGTTGCAAACAGGTTGAATCCAATTGCAGGATATACCATCTCGTTCTTTAGTTTGAAGTAGAATGGTTTGCCTTCAAGGATGGGTTGCAAGCACAGCAAGGTGTTAGCACCACCAGCATCGATCTCATCGAGCAACAGAGGGATACCCATACGCATTGCCACCATGACTGGACCTTCAACAATCTCGACATTACCATCGACAAGAGTCTTAGAGCCAATCAGTTGATCTTCGTCTGTCATCTTGTTCAAGTTCACACGAATCAAAGGACGACTGTGCTTAGCACAAATCTGTTCGATCGATGTTGACTTGCCATTCCCAGTTGGACCAGAAATATATGCAGGGTAGAATTGCTTGGAAATAATAATTTGTTCCAAGTCTTTGTAGTTACCGAATGGAACATAGTTCGCATCCAGTTTAGGAATAAGGGAGTCTGTGTTTGTATAATCCACAATCACACTTTCATTTCGTTCAGGTGCCAGAGCATTGTTTCCAACAACAGGGGCAGTGATACTACCTCCAGGAATTGCATACAAGCCACGACCAACTTTGGTTTTCATAAGCCACAAAGGGTATTTGTCTGTCTTCAACTTTGCCATAACTTCTAGCAGTTGCTGGCGATTCACAGTGCTATTTGTTTTAGCATCTGGAAACATCTCATACATTTTATCTTCAAATTTTTGCACGAATGCATTATCAATTTTAGCCATCTTTCACTCCACTTTCATAACGAATAATATAAGTTTACCACAAACTGCAATTAAAGACAATCTTAATATGCAAGATCATATTCAAAAGCAGTTAACACTTGCTCAACTTCTGGTCGGTTGATTAATCGATTTCCCAACATAATACATTCTGATTCGATGCCATATTCAAAGCAAAGATTATATAGTTCATTGTCTGTAAATTCATTCCACATATCAAATCCTTTTCAAGTTTATAATCTATTATACCGCACTCTGCAATTAAAGACAAGGGATAACCCCACAGAAAGTAAGGTTACTTTCCCTTGTAAAAACAACAACTTACGCAACGATCGAGACAAAGCGATTCAAGACCACCCTCGAGGACTTCTTAACATCGAGGTATTTGGCAAACTTATTAGCAATAGCCTTAGCAGACATATCACCACCAACCTTCAACTCACCTTCTTCAATTTTCTGTTTAGAAGCAGGAAGCAAGTATAACTCATCACGACCAGTGTTGGGTACGATTGCATAGTCATGCTGACGCAAATCTTTCCTAAACTGTTCAACGAAGTTTAATTGCTCCATACGATTAGTTGTAGTCATGTTATTAGAAATAAACGACTCTAAATTCCTACGACTTGTAGATGTTACATGGAAGCCAACTGTTTTGATATTGTATCGATCTTTGATCAAACGCAACATCACACGAGTCTGTTCATATCCAATGCTAGTGAATTTATACTGTTTCTTTGTGATTGGATCATTCAAGTAGTTTACAAGTTTCACATGTTTGCTTAAACCCTCTGGTGTAGTAATACGAGTGTAATCTCGTAAACCACCATACTCATTTGGTTGTAACCCATGACCTTCACCATCCGTCAGAGTAATCAAAGACATCTTTTCTACAGCATTGTTACCGATGAACTTGCCGATGTAGTCTGCGAGAAACAATAACGATTCGTTCAATGGAGTACTGTTCAAACCATAACCCTTGCCGAATCTCCATGGCTCATTCAACAAGTGATCAACCATATGATTGAATTCGCTGTTAGTCATTTTGTTGTTAAAGAATTCCAACAAGTGATATTGAGAATCAACAAATCCAGTAGTCTGTGTATTTTCTACTCTATTAGGATGAGTATAGTTGCCTTGATCATAGGCTGAACTAAACGCAAATACCTTATACGGAATTTGAATTCGTTGGCAGAACATCGCAAGATTGATCACTTGTTTAACAGTGTCTGAAATAACATCACCCATTGAACCAGACCAATCAAGTAAGAAAATCATTCCATGATTCTTATCTTCAGGGAGCACTTCGATTTTCTTAAACATATCATTGGTAAGTTTATACGCATGCAACTTACGAATATCTAAATCGCCAGACTTGGATGTGCTGGATCGTTTGTACTCGCTGGCAGACTTCTTCATCTCGAATTCTTTAACAAGATAATTCACAACCCTAGCAGAGTTAGTTTTAAACTTCTGATTGCTTTCTTTTTTATTGAAAACGAAAGTGTCACACCAGTCTTTAGAATAGTTTTCTGTGCATCGTTCGATGTATTGTTCCCATTCTGTTTGTAAGTCTTGTAGAATTTGTTTTGTTGGAACAACTGGATCACGATGACGACTAAACACTGGTGCATAGTTCATCACAACAGTATCTACATCAGCCAACTCAGACAATCGTTTGCGGAAAGATTCTTGAGTAGTAGACTCTAAATTTTCTTCTGCATCAACTGTTGGGTCAAACTTTGGAGCGGAGTTCTTAGATTTCTTTGCAGTTTCTATTTCTTCATCAATCTGTTCTTGTGTTTCTTCTGGATCTTCTTCATCGTATGAAGGATCGATATCCCAAGAATCATCACCATCATCAAGTTCATCGTCATCAGGTAGATCTTCACCATTGAGTTTGAACATTTCGTCAATTTCCGCTTGCATTTTTTGACGCTGTTCTTTAGAGTAGCCATAAATTTGTTTGGCTAGTTCATAAACATCACTAGGTGTATCACAACGATCTGCTTTACGAACCATATCCATTTCTTCTGGAGTGAATTTGACCCCACAGTTGTAACCAACTTTGTAATATAGATTGATTCGATCGATCAAAAGAAGTTTGGACAGATCCTTATCTTGAATTCCAAAAAAGTCTTTTTCGTTTAGTTGTTTATATCCCTGAATGAATGCTTTGCGCAGTCCTGGATATTTGTTCTTGACGAATTTTTCGATACGAACATCTTCGATCACATTCATGTAGCCATGAAGTTTGCGAAAATCTTCCATTTCAAAATAGTCGTTGGTGGTGTAAAGAGCATGACCCACTTCGTGACCAATGAGCATTTCCTCTACATCATCGGTCATTTCTTTCCATTGCGGAAGAGTAAGTGTTCTTGATCTGCTCTCAAAAGATGCAGTGTGCACATTGGCACGGATCACATTTAAATTTTCGTTAGCCAACAGGCGAGCCAACAAGTCTTTCGAATTCATCATATAAAATCTCCAGTCGATATAAAGTCTATTATCCCCTAATTCGGAATTAAAGACAATACCCCCTGCAACCCTTGTATCTACAGGGGTCTTAATCCCCTACGATCTATAGGGTTATATGATAACTGAGAAATCGTTGCGTTTTTCGAACTTAATTACAGATCGAAACTTATCGAATAGCTGGTCACCCTTGTGTGAAATAACAAATACATTAGACTTCTCACCTAGCGTATCCATTAAAGATAGGAAATAGTCAGTGCCATTCGTATCTAGACTTGAGTCGAAGATCTCATCCAACAAGAGTAGGTTTGTATTAACAGAGTTTTTCATCTTGGCAATTTGTCGCCATGTGAATAAGATTGCCAAGTCAATACGCATCTTTTCACCTTCAGAGAAACTTGCATAAGTAAACTCATCACGGAAACGAGAACGAATCTTTTCATTAAAGGATTCGTCTAACTCAAAGTGGATGTATGAATCCATCTGGTTTAGATACTGATTGATTAACTTATTCATGACTGGCAGATACTCACGGATAATGGCAGTCTTAATACCAGTATCTTTCAACAACGCACCAGCAACATCTTGTAATTCTTTATCAGAATCTAGATCACCCTTGCGTGTAATATTGTTTAGTGCGTCTTGTGCTAGTTGTCTTAATTTTGTTTTCTCTTCATTGATGTTGCCAGTGTCAGTCTTAGCGTTTTCAATTTCTGATCTCATCTCTGAGTTTTGTCTATTTAAAATCGTGACTGCTGAGTTGTGTGTAGAGAGTTCAATCGTCTTATCAGCGACCATTTTTGTAATTGAATTAACTTCTTGTAGCTGGCTGTTGAGCTTTGATAAGACTGACTCGAGTTCTTCCACCTTTTTATTATCTTCAAAGATTCTTTTATGAATCTCTCCCAAGACTTTGACCTTATGGTCTTCTCCAATCTCTTGGGTGCATGACGGACAGACATGGTTCTGGTCGAAGAAAACTTTATTGTTTTCACACTCTTCAACTTTACTTGAGAGTTTTGATCGCAGGTGTTTTGCTTTTTCAATGTTAGAATCGAGTTCATCTCTTGATGAAATTTTCTCCCTGAGATTCGTAACCTGATCAGTGATACCGCTGATGAGAAGGTTTGTAGTTCTGATTGTCTCCTCATTACTCGCAATCTTTCCCAGTATCGCATTAATACTTTCTTCCTTTGCGGTCGATAGCGTCTTGATGATTGCGCTTTGCGACTCCACCCTTTGCTTTGCAAGCGTGATTTCGGATTCAACTCTGGTGATTTCGTCCTTCGTAGCATTTTGTTTTTCTTTCAATAACTGATTCATGGTAGAGAAAATTCTAATGTCAAGAATATCTTCGATAACTTCCCTACGCTGAAGAGGGGACAGCTGCATAAATGGTACAAATGAAGCTGATCCTAATATAACAACTTGAGTAAATGTCTTATAGTTTAACTTAAGAATTTGTTGCTCAAGAATCTTTTGATAATCTCTTGACGCAGCATCTTGGTTAACCATCTCACCATTCAACCAGATCTCGAAAACATTTGGCTTTATTCCACGGACAATTTTATACTCTTTTGACCCTATAGAAAATTCAATTTCAACTACAGTATTTTTCTGATTGATAGAATTGACCATCTGACTCTTGTTAATATTCCTAAAAGGTTTATTGAACAAAGCAAAACAAAGAGCATCTAGACAAGTGGACTTGCCCTCACCATTCTTACCAATAACAAGAGTGGTTGATGATTTGTTTAGTATTAGGGTATTCGGTTGATTGCCAGTAGAAAGAAAATTCTTCCATGATAACTTTTTAAATACGATCATTCACTCTTCCATTTCATACCCAGTGCTTTGTAGATAAACTGCTTAACAAAGTTAGGTTTCTTTTTAGACACAATAGTAATTGGCATCTGATCAACATTAATAGTAAAGGATGGGCTACCAAGATTCGTTGACATAGTTGTCCAAGTATTACCAGTGCCACCAGCACTAAGCAAATAAGAACCAGATACCACAGTAGAATTTTTTAACTGTTCAGCTCGCTTATCTAGAATATACTTTTCAGTTAATGTAAAATCTAAATCAAGATTAATCTGTTCCGTGAGTGGAAAGAAATATGATATTTCAAGTTGTTGCATCATCTTGGTTAATCGCTTCCGTATATAATGTTTTCATAAATGTCTTGACTCTTTCCTTATCAAGATCTGTGTTGACTGAATCAATATAGTTTGAAAGAACATTTAAAGTATCTTCCAAATTTATATCAGAAGCAACTTCACCTTCACTAAATTCAGAGAAGTCTTCAATGATTTTAACTTCAGCTGGATTTGAATCATATACCTTTGTAACAAATTTGTCAAACTTATAAAAATCCGTTTTGTTTGCTACAACTAACTTTACAAATTTATCTTTTAAATGATCCATGGACTGGGTTGTCGGGTCGATGAGGGAATCGTCGTATTCGATTCTTGAAAACATCGTATAAGGATTTCGGTAGAACTCAAGTTCTCTTGTTTCGAGATCGAACAGATGAAATCCTCTGGGATCGTTATAGTCCTGCCATGTGAGTTCGTACGGATTTCCGAGATAAAAAATATGACCATCATCACTACGATGGTGATAATGACCGCTAAAGACCATGTCAAAACGATTAAAAATTTCTTTAGATAAGCCATCATGACTTTCCAATCCTCTATGCATTGCGAAGCCAGCGATTTCAAAATGACCCATACAGAGTTCAGCGTTAGTATCTCGAATAGTATCAAGTGATGCTTGATAATTTTCTGGACATATCCACGGCATCATGCAGATAGGAGTTTCATCAACAGCGATCGTAGCTGGGTGATCGATCACATTGATGTTTGTATATTCTTTTAACAGTAAGTCTGGAGAATTTACATCATTAGTATTTTTGTAATAAGTGTCATGATTGCCTGCTAACATATGAACAGTAATGTTACGCTCTGCTAGTTTATCAAAGAACATTTCTTTAGATCTTTGCAGTGAATAAAAGTTCACATACTTTCTGCGATCAAATGTGTCGCCAAGGATAAGAACAGTATCAATACCATTAGCATCAAGAGTGGGGAAAAATGTTTCATTGTAAAACTTTCCAAAAAAATCTAAAAATAACTGACTATCATTTCGAGCACCAAAGTGCTGATCTGTAATAATTGCTACCTTCATCTTATTCCTTTATGCCATCGAGAAAGTCATCAAGACTTGCTTCCTGCTTTTTCTTCTTGGGTTTCTTTTGTAAGAAATCTGGCTCTGGATTGTTTGGTCCAAATCCCTGATGTTGTTGCATAAAATCTAAAAAGCCATTAGTGAAAGTGCCATCTTCATCTTGTTCTTGTAGCTCAAATGCTTCAAATGGCATTTCCATCACCAACTTATTCTTGATGTAGGTTTGTTTCTTTTCTTTGGCGATTCTACGCAGAAATGCGTAATAGATAATTTGCGTAAAGTATGCAAATGGATTATTAGATTTATCGGGATCGAAGTTATTAATATATTGTAGACAGTTTTCAACACCATCTAAAATCATATCTTCACGATAACTGTAATTAATAAAGTTCGCTTTATATGAAAGATGCGTTGCAATCTTCATAAGGCATTCACCGATGTATGGAGTTACTCTTGGTTTCTCCTCACCAGCTTCTTCAGCTTCACGAAGTGCCTTCTTATATTCTTTCATCGCTACTAAGAAGTCAGCGTTATTTACATAATGTGTTCCACCAGCCATTTAATATTTCTCCATAATAAATTTAAGTATACAGTATTACATTGTATCCGACAACTAAAAATATAAGTTTGTCTGCAAGTTGTCCAACATGTAAACTGACGATGTTAGGATTGGTTATCAATGAAGTGTATCGTTACCGTCAACGAAACTACTATCATCTGGTTCTTCTCTCTGATCTTCAAGTTCTTCTGGAGCATATGCATATTCTAAATCAATAGAATCAGAATGAATCTTTATAGCAATCCCGTCATGCTCTTTAACTAGATTAATAAAATGAGGAATTGCTCTGTGAGCTAACTGCTCATTAATTACTACATGTCTTTTGTCGATTGTTATAGTTTGTTTTTGAACGAACTGACTATATGGACCAGCTGTAATTTGCTCACCAACAGTTACTTCATTTTGTAAAACTTTATGTAACCTAATTTGCATAGGGAACTTTAAAGTTAAAGACTTTTCAGTTTCACTTTCTTTAATAGCCATCATCTGATCGCCATTAATTAGTTTTACAAATACGAACAACTCATTCATATTTTTACCTCTACTATTTTGTAGTTAAATTTTTCTTCTGAGTAGGTTTTAAGTCTCTCTGCAAAGTGATGTAGAGTATGATTCTTCCAAGACTTCCAACTTAGATCGTCTGCAATATCATATAAGTTACATTCAGTCTTACCATCTTTCATTCTTAATCCACGACCAATACTTTGTAAGTTTCGTATTTTACTTTTCGTGGGTGATGCAAAAATAATGTTTTCGAGCGAGGGGATGTTAATCCCTGTAGAGAAAGTGCCATAACTAGCAACAATAATGGCATCGCTTTCGAGTTCTGTAATGTGCCGTATCTCTTCACGCTGTTCTGTATCAGTGCCACCGTAAACAAAAAAGACTTTTCTACCTTCTTTAACTTTACCACGAATGAGTTCAACTAATACCTTTCCATGTTTTCCTACATACTGAAATAATACAAGTGTGTTACCTTTAGTCTTTATGGCTAGATTACAAATGAAGTTGTTTCGTTTGTCATTTGCTACTAAGAAATCCATTTCATCTTGGTACTGATTGTTCTTTCTGCCCTGACGAGTAATGTCGTCATACTTAAGAAGTAGACAAAGAATATTTAGTGTAGCCAACCTTTCTGATTCCATCAATGCTTTAGTGGTTGTAACTCTATGCATTGGTCCAAAAATACCTTCAAGAACTAACTTATGGACTTTCTTATTATCGAGAGTTCCAGTAGTTCCAATACGATGTTTTACATCAGTTAGTTTACCCATAACTGTTGTTAGAGAATTTGCTTTGAATTGGTGTGCTTCATCTCCGAAGATAACATCGAATTGAGAGAACCATGCTTTGGGTTGTTTGTAGACAGACTGCCAAGTAGTAATCAAAACATCTTTAGAGATATCTTTAGTAAAACCACTGTAAAGTTTTTGGCAATGATGACTTGTTTTCCAACCATTGGCTGAAGAATAATCTTCGAAGTCTGTATAGAGTTGTTCAACTAAAGAAGTAGTTGGAACGATGATGATACATTTTTTACCTTCTTCTAAATGCCAACGCATAGTTGTATAGATGATGAAAGACTTGCCTGAGGCAGTAGGAGATAGAAGTAGAATACGATTGCGATCTAATGCTTGGGTCACAGCTTCGATTTGATAGTCTCGTATTTCAATAGGTTTGCCATGACCCATTGGGTTTAGCCACTTAGCAAATTCTTCAACTTGCTGAGCAGTAATATTATTTGTTATATGTAGGGGTGTTGTTTCAACTACCTCATATCCATGATTGGTAGCAAAGTCATAGATGTAATGAACAAGACCAACATATAAAGTTTTGCGTATAACATCATACATACGCACCTTGCCATCCCATAACCTTGCTCGATACTGAGGTGTGAACCTAGCTCCAGGATATTCAAAGGTAAAGAAGTCAGAGAGTTCTTGCTCTACTGAAGGGTCAGAATAAATTCTAACATGGACTTCATCTAATTTTTCAATTGTTATTTTCATGCGCCACTAATAAACTTTTTCCATTCGATGGAATTGCGGATCTGCCAGTCTCTTGCTTTAATCTGATTCATAATAGATTCAACAAATTCTACAATGCTATTGATGTATTGTAGTTTGACTTCGACAATGTTTAAATCTTTATCACCCATTAAGAATTCTTCCATCTCATTTTTAAGTGGCTTGATACCTTGCCACTGTTCCCAGTTAAGCAATGTTAATTCTTCTCGGGAGAGTTCACCACGATACCAACGAAACTTTTGCTGGCGCAGTGTATTGTAATCTGACTTCATCTTAGCAAGTTGTAACTTATAACGAATAAGATGATTAAGATATTTTGAGTGTAGCTTTGCTGTGTTTACAGATTCAGTATCTAGATGGTTGTCATCTATGATACAGTCTACAGACCACATGTTTTGTAATTCTTCAAGGTTCATAATATCTCCAATTGTATACTTCTAGTATACCTCAAATAATAATTATTCGCAACTATTTAAGTTGCAGAATTAAATGTGTAGTATGAGAACCTAAATGTTGCATCACCAACAAGATATTGCACATCCTGATTGGTAGACATAAAAGAAACTGATCCGATATTTGTTGGAAACAGATCTACAAATTCAATAATTTTGCTAGTGGTGTTTGTATTGTTTAGAATTTGCAAAGTTGCGCCAGAATAATTTTTAGCAAGTTCACCCAATGAGCCTAGTTGATTTGCTGAAATAAAATTAACATACTGGTCATAATTATTTGGGAAACCAAGAGCAACAATCCAATTATAGATTGACACATAGTTGTCCATGTTTTCATCAATCAAGAATTTTACATTCAAAGAATCATATGTTAATGTTTCTCCTGGAATTGGCACCTGAGCAAATGGGTTAAACATTGCTGGTTCACCCAATGTAATTCCTGGAAGATTAATTTCTTGACAGAAGAAAGATAGTTCTGGAAGTTTAGCGATAGTAAACATGAACCCATTTGGTGACAGTGGATTAATGTTTGTTGGAACAGGACAAGAAAGAATATTGTTAGCCATATGTTATTTACACCCACATCCCTTTGGACAATTTTTAATTTCGAAATGCTCGACCCAAATTCTAGAGTGAGCAATAGACATCAGAAACCACATAACACTCATTTCATATTGGTATCCACCACACATTATATTTGAGTGAAATAATGAAACGATACCCAACACAAAAAAGACAGGTGTCGGGAAAAACAATAAGAATTGTTTTATGTAAAAATAAATTAATAGTCTTGACATATTATTATTTATGAATAAAAAAAGGGAGACCGAAGTCTCCCTTTAAAATGCTACTCTTAGCGGTAGCTAACTTGATTACATCAAGTTTGTAACTGCTACACGACGGTAGTAGTAGTTTTCGTTAGCAGTCAAGCCACCAGTACCATCCAATGAAACGAATGGGTTAGCAACCATGCCATAACGAGTTTTGAAACCAATCTTTGGTTGGAAAGTAGCTGGATCAACAGCACGAACCAATTGGAGAGGTACATATGGGCAATAGAACAAGCCAGCATCAAAAGCAGAAGTACCTTTGTAGCCAACAGTGAAGAACTGAGTTGCGCCTTGATTTGCAGAATATGGATCAACATAAACTTTGTAGCGACCATTTAGGACACCAGCGAAAGTAGTAGAAGACTCATCAACATTCAAGTTAGTTGACAATGCAGGAGCATAGTCAAGAACACCAGCCATTGCTAAAGCACTTGCAACATCTGAAGAACAGATGATGAAGTTACCTTTTCCACGACGAGTTTGTTGCGCAATTGCATTGGCTTCACGCTCGATTTGGAACAATAGACCTTTGAACTTTTCAACAGACCAACGACCATTAGAGTCAGTGTCTAAGTCGAAAGTACCAGCAGAAGTAGTACCTACTTGAGCACCTGCTTTAGCAGTTGTGTAGATAGTACGAAGAACTTCACGATTGATTTCAGCAAGAATCTCAGTAGAGAGAATGTTGCTTAATTCGCCTTCAGCGTCAAGACCATGAACTGATTTCAAGTCTTGTGCCAATTCGATAGTGTATTCTGCCTTCAAAGCACGAGTCTTTGCAGTTACAGAAGTCTTTTCGATAGAGAAAGCCATAGCACCGAAAGAACCAGTAGTGCCCAAATCTTCCGCACGGGAAGTAGCCATACCAGTACCAGTAGTGTAAGTGCCACTAACTGGGTTAGAACCTGCGTGAGCAGTGTAACCAGTGTCAGTATTGCCAGAGAAGTCAGTATCTGCTTCGTTGAACAATGCTTCAGTACCACCTTGAGTGGAGTAGCGTGACTTCATAGCGAAGATCAAGCCAGTAGGTTGTGTCATTGGTTGTACACCGCAAATGTCATAAGCGATCATTTGTGGAGCAGAACGACGAACTAAGCTGATCAATACTGGATCATACTTAGCAACAGCACCAGTATCAGCAGATGAACCGATGTTGTTTGCATGAGCAGTTTCGAACAATGCTTCAGATTGTCTTCCCATTTCACGCTCTTGGTTTTCCAAGAGAACAGCAGTAACTTCTTTACGATATTGGTCTTTGATTGGAGCAACAGCATCATGCTCCAAGATTGGAGCCCATTTTTTCATCAGGGCTTGGCGGTCTAAATTAGACATGTTTATTTCCTTTTATTTAAGTTTATTGAGTTCAGAAAGATACTTCTTAACAGAAGGATCAATTGGAGCAGACTCAGTTAGAGTTTCAACTGGTGTGTCAGTTACTACTGAAGTAACTTCAGAGATAACTTTCTTTGCACCAAAATAGTTTTCACGAATAGTCTTCAATTTAGTAGAGAATGTTTTTGAGTCTTCGTAGCTTAACTCTTCAGCTAATGCTTTGAATTTCTCAACTTCAGTATCAGTTAAACCAGAAGCAGTTTCTTCGATAGAAGCAACACGATTCTGTTCATTTACTGTTTTAGAAAGTTCAATATTCTTTTCTACTTGTTCATTCAGCTTTGCCTCGACTTGTGCAAGTTTTTCTTGCATGTCGCCCAATACATCGAACTTTTCTTCAGGAACATCGATATAGTGTTCAGCAAACAATGACTTCATGCCGTCAATAAATGACTCCATGATTTCAGACTTCATACCAGATTCAAGGGCTAACTCATTCTGTTCAATCCACTGCTCGACAATATAGCCGAGATATCCATCAACTTTTTCAACCAGACCCTCTTTGACCTCTTCAACCTTTTCATTCAGTTGATTATCATACGCTTCTTGAAGTTTAGTAGTTTCCGCTTTAACACGGCTTAATACTGCAGCTTCAAAAATTGTTGTTGCCTTTGCTTTGAATTCTTCAGAGAGTTCTTCTCCGCTCATCAATGCATCGATATCTTCTTTAACGCTAGAAATGTTGCTTGCTTCTGGAGCAGCTGCAGCTTTATTATTAGCGTTGCTTGCTTTAGAAGTGCCACCTTCAGCTTCTTTTTCTTCGTCTTTGTTATTCTTAGCATTGTCTGGATTATCTCCACCAACGCTAGTAACACCATCAGACTTGATAGAAGCGATGTTAGATGCCTCAGGTGCTGACGCATCTTTGGTATTCATATTTGCTTCCTCAATGGTTTCTTCTGAAACAACTTCAGCTTGCGCTTCAGCATCTTTCAGTTTTTTTGATTCAGCGAGCAACTCGCTAATTTTTTGTTCGATCGACATCTGTTATCTCCTAACTGGATAGTTCTGTTATTATTTATTATTTATCTGATTTTACTCAGGAAGTTTTGGAAAGCATGTATCTTAGCTTCCTCTAATTGTCTAGAAGAAGCCTTACGGATAGCATATTTTGCTTCTTCGATATTTTTCTCCACAAACTTTCCATCAACGAAAACCCATTCTCTTCCTTCCATAATGCCTCTTACGAAAGCATCTGGGGCAGATGGGTCAGCTACAATATCTGCAGCTGTAGATAACATAAAGTCATCTTGAACAACTTGGATACCTTCATTATTAGTTTTCAGGGATCCCATTGCTCTGCTTGACACGCCAAGATTAGCACCACCATCGAGTAGACCACGAGCAATCATTCCCATTGGAGTTTCTAAAATCTTTGCTTTACCAACATAGTTAGTGCCTTCTTTACGAAGATCAACAATCATGTGTGAAACACGATCTAAGTTAATTGATGGAGTATCTGGGTGACCCAACTCTCCATATGCACGATTCTTTTCTACATACTCTTTCATGTAACGACCAACTTCTTTGTCCATGATCTTTTCTTGATACATGCGTCCGTTACGATTAGTAATTTCTGACTGAAGGAAAACACCTTCAATAAAATAATTCTTCTTACCACCGACTTTTTCTTCGATGATAGATCTAGTAGATTCTACTACTTCTTTAATTAGTTTCATCTTAGCTTCCTACGGCAGTTACATCATCAAGAGCACCAAACTGTGCTGACTCGACTTTAGATGAATAACCATCTATTTTTCTTAATTGTAGATAAACAGCAGCTTCTGCGCCAGCAATAGTAACAACGATATCGCTAGTATTACCCACTGTATCTACAAAACCTAAACCTTCAAAGTCAAAATTAGTTGGTTGATCTGCAGGAATTGATAAAACAGTAACACCACCACGAACAACAGTAATTGTTGAATTTGGAGCACCAGTCCAATGAGCACCGATAATATTAACAGTAGGAGTTCCACCAGAAGTTAATGCTTGGCTACTTGGTAATAGATCACTTGCTAGAGAAATAGTAGATGCAGCTGCAGTTCCTGCAACCTTAACAACTGCTTCTTGATGTGTTTTCTTTAATACAGTTTTTACGACAGCCATGTTAGATCTCTCTTATAATTCTTATAAAGTTGTTTTTAGATTCACGCATGTAATCAACAACTTCAGGTTTATTAGCTAATAACTTATTTAGGAGTTCTTGCGTTGCTTCATCTATTGCAACAACAGAACCATCCGTTAATTCATATTGTAATTTACCAGAGATATCATATGAACGATACTCTTTGATTGCTGTTACAACTGGGTCAACTGTAAATACATTAGAGGAAGCGAGTTCAATATAGGATTCAATTAGCGTATCTGTAATCTTTTCTAGGTTATGATATTGTCTAATATAACTTGCAACTTTTTCTTCTGGAATCGTATTATCAATGTTTTGTAATAGTGTCTTATTCTCAATATATTTCTTAGCGTATTCTCTCGCTTCCTCTAATGTATCTACTGAACCAGTATTTACACCATCAATATAAACTTCATTCGATTTTGTTACTTGAACTGAGTTACCATATAAATGAAATGTTTCAACAAATCCAGAGTTATCAAGGATTTGTTTTTTGAAAGAGCTAAAACTATTACTCATTACCTTCTGCAGCTTCTGCTGGTGCTGCTGATGAATCAACAGCCCTGAACATGTTTTGTGAAAGGTCATCACGCATAGCGTCTAATCTTTCAGAAACTTTCTGAACCATTACAGAATTAAAAGTGTCATCAACCTTAGTTGAATCCCCTGCTTGAATTGCATCAATCAAATCACGAGTGCTCATTTCTTATCTCCTTGTTCTTGGTTAGGTGATTGTTCATCACCGCCCATACCATTATCTTGTAAATGCTGTTGTTGTGCTACTTGAGTAACACCAGCAAGAGTTCCTTGCGTTTCCGCATGAGTCATATGTAGTTCTTCTTCATCTTTGATCTGTTTGTCGATCTCTTCAATCTGATCTTCAGACATACGAAGAACATGTTTTCTTACCCATTCTACTGAGTAATATTTACCAATATATGGCTCAATCAATACTAATGCTTGTACACGACTATTTAAAATTTCAGAGTCTTTTAACTCGGCAAAATAATTATCTTTCATGTAGTCAAATCGTATTTTATTACTGATATCAGTCCATTCGTCTTCACGAATAATACCCTTAGAGATAAGTTGAACTTTCAACGCATCGCTAAACAACATTGCGAATTTTCTACGAACTCTTGCAATATATTTTTGGAACTTTAATTCGTCACGACTAATTTCTGTAGAACGACCAAGAGTAAATCCATTATCTGCTTGTAGTCTACTGGTTGGCACATTCAGTGCTTGATATAATTTTGTTTGGAAATATTGGATGTCTTGGATCTCACCAAGATTTTGACCACCTGGAAGTGTAGTAATTTCTGTACCCTTACCACCTTCACGACGAGGCATCCAAAAATCTTCAAGCATTGACATATGTTTACGATCATCTTTGACTTCACCAGTCGCTGCATCGTAAACAATTTTATTCTTGTAACGATTCATTAAGTCATTAACATATTGCTCTGCTTTTACTTTTGGCAGATTACCCACATCAACATAAAATATTCTTCGTTCTGGAGCACGACTGATACGGTAGATAACTACAGCGTCTTCAATCATTTTTAATTGGTTGACAGGTTTAATTGCTTTATGTAAATAAGAAAGCATCATTCCAGTATTTGAATCAACCATACCAGAACCACAATACAATACAGAGTCAAGAGACAGTTTAGTACCTTGCGCTGTATTTTCTGTAATTCCTTTATCGTTATACATGTAGTATTCATCTACACCAACGACAACCTCAACACCCTTAGTGTTTTTGGCTTTTTTAACTTCTTTGATCTTACGAATTTTTCGTGGATCGATAGTTCTTAGTTCAACGATACCGTTTTTAATATTCTTTTCGTCAATTAAAATATGAAAGTATAATCTTCCATCAATGTACCATCTACGGAAAAGGTCATGACCTTTATTTTTAAAATCTAATAATTCTAAAACTGTATCGAACTCAACACGAATTTTATTCTTAATAGCAGTTGACACTTGTATATCATCTGCGATAATTTTTACAGCATCAGAATCTTCTTCAGCTACAATTGCTTCATTGATAATATCATCAATAGCAGTATCACAATCTGGATACTGAGCAACTTCACGATATCTTTTAATTAAATCATTTTCATTTTTGACTAAAGCATCCATGTCTATGACATGTGAATAATAACCACCAGCATTTACGCTAGTGGTTATCATCGAGCCATCATCAAGTGAAGGAGCAACCACTGAAGGTAGATCCTTCTCCTTTTTTCGTTTTATCTCAAAACCGAATAATTCAGCCATTATATAACCTCAAGTTACACCTTAATCTTTAAAGATTAAAGTGGGAATGAACCAATTGGAGTATTGACAGTACCAGAGACTCCGAATGAAGAGCCTGAAGTAGAAGTGTCAGAAGTCCAATAGTTGTACTGGAATGTCACATCAAAAGTTTCAATTTGGTTTGTTGTTTCGAAATCCAAAGCAATAGCACTAACTGCGATAGGATATGCGTCAACAAACTTGTATGTTTTAACAGAAGCTCCGTTACGATCCAATTGACTACAAGACATATCGACTTGATAATCACGAGGATTTACACGACCTAATGTTGTAGCGTTTTGTTGAATTCCGTTTGACCAGACTTCAAAAGCGTTACGAATGTTGAAATTAGTATCGTTGTAAATTGTAACTTGCCACTGTTCAAAAGTTCTTTCACCAGCAACATTAATTGCACGACCACGATATTGAATTGGAATATTCTCTAAAGTAGAAGCAGGCAATGAACTTGCACGGCATAGGAACTGTCCTTGCAGACCAGCAATCGCACCTAATGTTACATAAGATGGGAATGTTAAGTCTACACGGAACTGATTAGGGCGAGCACCGCCACCGATCAGTTGGGCTTTAAAATCAGCAATATTTGCCATTTGTTATCTCCTTTATTCTCTATTTAGTCTTAGCCACCAATCTCGCTGAAGTTCGCAGCAGAGCGAGCAGCAACAAAATTGAGAGTAATGAAGTTGATAGAGCGATTTGGCTTGATAAAGATATCAGCAACAAACTCGTTGCGGTCGATAACTTCGCCAGTATTATTGCTTTCGTCGCATTTAACACGGAAATCAACGATACCACGACGACCTTGGACATCACGCAAGAATGGTTCTACCAAATTCTTGAATTGTGAACGAGTAAATCCGTCATTGAATTCGAACAACTGGAATTTAGCAGCAGTTGCAATCGCTTTTTCAAGAACGATAAACAAACGACGCACATTGATACGATCGAAGGCACTTGGTTTAGTCTGCATTGTCTTGTCACCGTAAAGGATAATACCTTGACCTGGAAAACTAACAACAGGGTTAACACCAGCTTTGTAAAGAGTATCTCTTTCAGTTTTGTCTGGGTTGTAAGCAAGACGAACAACATTCTTGATCTGACCACGATTGTAGCCACCTGGACTCCACCATGGATCATTAGTGTAATCAGTACGAGCACATAGACCAGCAATGTCAGCGTTCAATGGAACATAACGATACTGATCGTTGTAACGATCGTATTGATATTTGAAACCAGAGTCAATTACAGCATAGCTGTGAATAGTGTTAACTGCATTACGGTAAGCAACAACTTTATCTGTCTGAGTAGAAGTATTACCGATGATTGGATCACCAGTTGCAACATCTTGTGGAGAGATAAATGCTACACAGTCAGCACGAGTTTGAGCGATATCAGTAATGATCTTAGCAGTAGCAGCAGTAGCTTTACCAGCAATAATCAAACTTACATCATACAATTCAGCATTGCTAAACAAATTGTAAGCAGTTTGTTGTTGACCAGCAGTCATTGCGTAGTCATCAACACCACCAGTTAAAGAAGCTGTATATGCTGTAGATAAATTTACGAATACATTAGAGTTGCATGAAGTACCCCAGTCTGTACCAACAGTTGGATAATCCATCCACCAGATATATTCTGAATTAGTATTTACTACATTTTTGTAGTGGCTACTAGTTCCGTCTGGTTTCTTAGCGTCTGAACCTTTAGAAACAAAAGCAAATTTCTCAAGAACAGTTCCTGGAGTACCAGTCCACAAACCATCTTCATCAACAACTACTAGATGCATTTCATCTAAAGAACCACCAACGCTGGCAGCATAAGTTGAAGTTGAAGGAGCAGAATCGAACTCAGACTTATATGCCCAAGTTGACCATGTTGCGCCATCACAGTAAGAAACTTTTAAACTGTTGCCTTTAGATCCTGGATATTTTGCAGCGAACTCGCCATAGATACCAGCACCTGTAGAATATGTAGTTGAATATTCTTGAGCATTTCTAATTTTAATACCAGCACCTGTAGTAGTAGCAGTTGCTAAAGCAGTTACACCAGAAGTAGGAGCAGCAACAGTTACTGTAGCAGAAGTATAACCAGTACCTGCTTGAGTAATAGTAATACCAGTAATACTTGAAGAACCGATAGTAACTGCACCAGCAACAAATCCTGATGATCCAGAGTTACCAGAAACAGAGATTGTTGGAGTAGCTTTGTAACCAGAACCGCCACTAGTAATAGTAATACCAGTAATAGCACCGCTGGATAAAGTAGCAGTAGCAGTAGCACCAGTACCTGTATCACCAGCTGCAGCTGTAATAGATACAGTGGCAGTAGTATAACCAGAACCACCAGTAGTAACTGCAACAGCAGTAATAGCACCACCAGAAAGTACAGCAGTACCAGTAGCTTGAACACCACCAGCACCTTGCGGAGCAGAGATTGTTACAGCAGGAGCAGCAGCAGTAGAAGTATATCCGCTACCAGCAGTTCCAACAGTAATCGCAGTTACGCCACCAGAGGTGATTTCTACAGCATTTTTTGCGTTTGTTGTGTCAGCACGAACTGTTAACAAGTTATTTGTATAAGACAGATAATTTGCTGCTGAAAAGAAAGATTGGAAGTTGGAATCGTTAGGTTTTCCGAATCTTTGAACTAGAACATTCTCTGAAGAGATTGTTACAGGTTCAAGAACTGGACCCCACTCAAACACCCCAGCAAAAGCACCGACAGAAGAACTAACTGCTGGAACGATTGATGAAAAGTCTTTTTCTACGACTGCAACACCTGGACTAAGTTGAAAAGGCATTGTAATTCTCCTTGTTACATTTACATGTTATTTGTTTGTGCCATTTGAGCATTCACTTCTTTATTTAGTTTTTTCCATTTTTTAGAAGTTATACAACACTGGCTCCTCAGAACCTTGTCCATCTGAAATGAATCCGAATGGAGTTAGTTCATCTTCGATCATTTTAATTCTAGACCTGTATATTAAGTCTCTCAAGTTTATATCGTTTAAATCTTTAAAGTATGGTTGTGTAGTTAGCCACGAGAATAGAACTAGACTCATAACTAGATCATCATTGTAACCATCATCTGCAGCATAAGAACCTCTTGTTTCGATAAAGGTTGTAATCTCTGAAATCGTATCTGCATCAGGAATTAACAGTTTCTGTTCTTCCATCAGAGTCTTAAAGTTCATACAGCCAATTCTCTTAACTTTTCTATCTGTTACAACACCCAGCTGGGTTTTACCCCCTCCAAAGCCACCCGATACATTTTGACCTTGGGAATTTCTGTTCACGAATAAAATATTCTCATATTCTAAATCTTGATGTAGGATTGAAGCAACCTGATCGCTTATATTTATCTCAATCAAAATGTAGGCTTGGTTATAATCTTTAGCTACCTTATAGAGAATATTTGGATATAACAGAGGAGATATATCATTCTTTCTATATTTAGCCACCTGTTTATATGGTGCTTCTGTGATATCGATAACTGAGAATGCAGAGTAATCTCCACCAACACCTGCTGCCACATCGGCAATAATCACATAAGAGTGAGGTGCTTTCATAACGGGATTACCCTTATCATCCAGCTTTCCAGTTTCCATCTCGTAGATTGGTTCTTCGTAAACATCTAATCCATTCTTTTGATAGACTGGATAAGACGGAGACAACATTGCGATTGTATCTGAATTGACCAGAGTAAGAGCAGATCCAAGAAACTTACAAAGAACCTCTTGATTATATTTTAGATCGCCAAGAACAGCCCTTTGTTCAGCAGCCCACTTTTCATCACGACCTGGAATTTCCCAGTATGGAATGAAACAGTTTACGAAACCATTACGACCATTCTCAGCATCATTCCAGAATTTCCAGAAGTGATTGTAACCTAGTGGAGTTGAACTTAAAAGAATCTTTGTTGTTTCACCAGCAGAAATAGTAGGGTAAACAGAAGTGAAGAATTGTTCGGCAACAGTGTTTGGGATGATTGCAGTTTCGTCTACATAAAGTAGGTTAACAGATTTACCACGAATACCAGAAGTAGATGTAGCTGAAGTGAATACCTTTGATCCATTTTCTAATTCAACATCACCTTTGTTCCAAGACTTGACACCTTGTTGAAGCCAAATAGGTAAGCCTTCATACATTACTTGATAACGAGCAAGAACTTCTCGTGCAGCTGTAGCTTTGTTTGCTAAAATAGCCACATTTTTTGCTTGTTGAAATAGAGTATACCAGAGGATGTATGCTGCAGAAGTGGTAGTCTTACCTTGCTGACGACCTTCCATAAGAATAACACGACGATTCTCATGGATAATTTTTAATTTCTTTTTCTGGCAATCATACAGTTTGAATGGAATTAAACCTCTGTCAAGAGAAACGATTTGACAATAAGTTTCGATAAAATAAATGTAATCTGTTTTACATTTAATATACTCTTGAACCTGCTCGGGTGTAAACTGAACAGATACACCGATTGCTTTTAAGTTGGGATTTGCATTATATATTTCAGCCATAATTAAAATGCATCATTCCAATGTTCTGATATAGTTCCAGTTTCAAAATCTCCAGTAGCAGTATATTTTCTGTTTGGAGTAGTAAGTTTATCGATGTAAACTGTTTTAATTGGTCCATTACTTCCAACTGGTCCAAAGAAATTAGCCTTCAGCGTAAAGTTTAATGTATAAGTTACGAATCTACGAGTTTGAAAATCTCCATCGTAATCATCTTGAACATTAACGCTTTGTAAAATAATAGGAACATCTAACACAACATTCATATCTGGAATAGCATTTAAACTTAATGTAAATTCTGGAGTGAAGAATGGTAGAATCTGTTCAACAATTTGTAATCCGTCTTCTTGCGTTTTAGTTAAAACATAAAGAGAGATATCAATATTATATGGTACAGGAGCATACTGTTGAGTGAGTGTAGCAGGGCTGGCTCCATTTGTTTTATAGCAGGTAATTTTATTCATACGACCAACCTTTCGTTGTGCGTCATAAGACATACCAGTTATTTCGAAAGACATTCTTGGTAAAGTTGTATAAACATTTCTTTCCAAAGTAGGATCTTGTTCAATACGAACTAGCCACTTTTCTTTCGGTGCGTATGCTAGTGGAACTACAATAGTTTGTTGTACTGTTCCATCGTTATCTGCTCGCTCGATCTTAATATTACTAAAAAGAGATCCAAAAGCAACAATAACTTTTCTTGTTAATCCGTGATAAAATGGAGGTATGTTAAGCATTATTGTACATCTCCGAACGGATTATTTGTATCGAATAAAAGATCAGTAGCTTCTGATTTAAATTTAGTATTATCGCCATATGATTGTGGCAAGTCTGCATTTGGTTCGATAGAAGCAGTAGCCTTTGCTGCTAAACCAACATATGTTAATACTGCTGTTCCATTAGTAACAGCACCAGTAGAATGAGTTGGAGCAGTTGATCCACTTAAACCACCAGTAGTAACTGTATATAATTTAGTTAGATGGAACACTTGTGTATTTGTTGATAATACAGTTGATGCTGTCCATTGATTACCTATTGTGATAGTTGGAGCAGAATCGTATCCAGTTCCAACATCTAAAATATTCATAGCAGAAATTGAACCATTGACTAGAGTAGCAGATAGTCTTGCTTTCTGATTACCCTCTACACCAATACCTCCAGTTACAGTTACTGAAGGTGTTGCATTATATCCAGAACCAGCTTGAGTGATAGTTACTTTAGTTAATGAACCTGTAGCGTTTCTTGCGTAGTCAGTATCGTAAGATTTTAGACTTTCAAATACATCTATTTCTTTAACACCAGTATCAATATGTTCAGAAGCATACTGGAACAATTCAACTTGTAACTGATAAACATAAAGTTTACCTAACTGATAAAATGGATCTTGATGTTTTACAAATTTGATTTCAAACAAACCTTTTGTTAGAGGGAAGTAAAGTAAATCTCCCTCACATGGTCTGATTGGTAATTGAGTCTGCCCGAATCTTCCTACTAACTGATCCCATCTACGACGAGCAACTGTTAGTGTGGCAGACTGTTCCATCATTAAACCAAATTTCTGTACGAACGCACCTTGTCCCTCGAATCCATCAACATTTTCGAGATACATTTCTATTGGGTATGCTGTTTTGAATTCGCTTAAACGATCTTCACCAAGGATGTCATCTTTGGCTACTAGTTTTCTTGGAATATAGTAGAAGTCCTGCCCATATATTTGCAGTGATTCTACGATCAAATCTTCAATTAGATATTGTTCGTCTTTAGTGCCATGAGAAAAGTATACATTTCGTGCCACAATTTATCCCATGAAAAAATCTAGTGGAGCAGATTTGTTTTGTAGTTCATTTTCCAAATCTTCTATTTCGCTTTTTGCTTCATCATATAATTTATCTCCGTCTAAGGTAACTCCTCCAGGAAGTTGAATACCACTAAACTTTTTAATGTTGGTAGCCCACTGTCTTTTGAACTGAGCAGTTACATATTTCTTTAACCATTGCTCATTCCAAACTCTAGTAAATTCATTTGGATCGAGAGCACGATATGCTTCAATAATTAAAAATTGACCGATGTCAACTTTGTTTGCATCTTTCCAATCAATGTCTAGGAATAATCTGTTCTGTAATCTATTGAAACGATAGATTGGACGACCATTTAGAACTAAGTCTAATGTCGCCAAATGTTGCATAACAGTTGTGTAGTAAATGATTGAAGTACTAGCCAAGTCATACAGATCGTTTAATCTTAATTGATATTGTAAGTCAAAAATATTTCTTGAACTAGACTGACTAGAGAATAACGGAAGAACACGAATGATACCGTAAACAGAATCTGCTATTGGCACATATCCGTTTTCAAGATCACTAGGTGTATAGAAATTAGTTGCAGCTAAAGTTGCGGTATGACCATGTTGGTCTGAAACAGTTTCACCAGCAATAAATGCACCAGTTACACGAGCAATCTTTAAAGTATTAGTATCTGCTCCAGGATATAGTTTTGCTTTTGCTCCACTAGTAGCACCAGTAACAGTATCACTAACTACAAAAGAAGCTGCATTTACTCCAGTAATTTCTAAAGAGCCAGCAGCAATTTGATGTTTGAGATAAACTTTTTCAATACCATCATAGTGGTATAGTCTCCAAAAGTCTAATGACTGATCAATACGATCTTCAAGTTGATCATCATCCACATTTATCTCGAGAACAGGTGCGCCCAATTCTCGTAGACAATAATCTTTTAATGTTTCTCTACTTGTTGGAATTGCCATATTAGTTTCCTAACTTTGCTTTTAGTTCGTTAATTTGTTTCTGTTGTTCTTTGATTGCTTCAATTAATAGACCAACCATGTTTCCATACGAAACAGAAAGCATACCATCTTCATTTTCATGAACAACTTCTGGAAGAACTGCCAAGACATCTTGAGCAATAACACCAGCTGTTCTTTTTTCTACACCAGTCTTAAAGAATGTTACACCATTAATGGCTTCAACTTTTTCCAACGCATTTGTAATTGGTTGGATATCAGTTTTCATTCTTCTATCTGAGTTAGAAACAATGTCTGCTGCAGAAGTAATGTTTCCAGTAGTAAATACAGCACCGCCAATACCAACACCGCCAGTTACAATAAGAGCACCAGTAGCAGCAGTAGTAGAAACAGTTGAAGCAGTAACCGCAAGTCCTGGAGTACTTAAAATATTTGTAGAAGCATTATATACTAAACTTGTGTTAACTTTAGCAGAAGTCCACGCACCAGTACTAGCAGTGCTCATTCCAAGATACAGAGTAGTAGTGCTTGTATCAGCTGCTAGTGTAGCACCAGCTGCAGCCCAAGAAAGAGTTCCTGAACCATTGCTGACTAAGGCATAACCAGAAACTGATGCATCAGCAGATGGTAAAGTATAAGTTACAGAACCTGCTGCAGCTGCAGCTTGGAATTTAACAGATCCAGAACTAGAACCAGCAAGAGAAAGAACTCCACTAATAGTAGTGGTAGATCCAACTGTAGAACCTAAGTTAATAGCAGTAGTAGAACCAGTAGTACCACCAGTGCCGATATTAATAGTTTTAGTAAACGCACCAGTTAATGCAGCAGTGCCGATATTAGTTGTAGAAGCAGCACCAGTTCCAGTAAAACCAATGGTAAGAGCAGATGAACTACCAAAAGCACTAAATGTTGCACCACCATCAATAGAAGTGGTGAAAGTTGGAGCAGTACCAAATACTAAAACACCAGTACCAGTTTCATCGGAGATAACTCCTGCTAGTTCAGAAGAAGT